TGCTGCACGTTTTTGCCTCCGCAGTAACAATTTATAGTTCTTATCCGCTTTCTCTTTTTTTATACGACTTGCACGACTGCGGAAGTCAATACCCTCCATATGGTCATATTCATGCTGGAATATTCTTGATGTTACACCCGTGAAACGTGCAGAATCTCTATTTCCGTCGATAGTTGATATCCGTGTGCGTATCTCTTTTGGTCGCTTGATATCTATCAGGTAGTTTGGAAACGACAGACATCCTTCCTCTGCAATCTCTTGTTCATCGCTATAGTGAATAATGTCTGGATTGAAGATAGGAATGATTGAGTCTGGGTCTTTGGGATCTCCCATGATGAAGACACGATACGGAAGCCCAACCTGATTACATGACAATCCAATTCCGTTGAGTCGAATCATTGCCTCGCTCAACATCTCTACCAGTTCTTTAGGGTCAATCTGGGGATTATAAAAATCAAATCGTTCAGTTTGCTTCCATAGATATTCATTATTTAATTCAAGTTTCATACTTAGTCCTCTGGTTTTGGTATAAGGTTTCTTGGTATAATTTCATTGAAAGAGTATTCAGAATCGTTATACTCCATCTGCTTTTTTGTTTTCTTAACAACTTTTACAGGGACACCTTTTCTGATTTTACTCATAGCTCTAGCGATAGATTTTTTATTCTCAGTTGTACTTTCAATACGGTATGTTCTAGGTTCGTCATCTTCAGCGTGTCGAACCCACACATATATCCAATCTGCACTCTTATAAGAATATATCAAGAATGGTTCGTTGTCAATAGTTTTTTGATGTACAGGGTAACCTTTTGTATCATCAAGTGCCATTTGTGATATGATAACAAATCCTGTAATTAAAGCACCAACAACCAGATATAAAAATGGATTTTTGAGTTTAGTAAGCATATAGATTAGTAACACTACAGTTATCAAAGTATATGCATAATATACATATTCCATTAATTTAATCCTCTAGTGTTATCTAACATTTCCTGCATTTTGTCTGCGCTGTTTCCAAAATTTTCACGGAACTCTCTAGCTCTTTTTCTGTAGTGTGTAATCTCATTGTATTCAAAATCTTTATCTATGACTTCACCACTCTCGTCAATCGTAAAATTGATAAAGGTCTGTTCTTCACTTCTACTAGTAAAAGTTCTTGTACCCTTAAATATTTTGAAGTAAGGATTTAACTTAATGACTCTAACATTAACCAATAGAGGATCTGATTCAGACAAACCGCCAATATCATTATATATATGAGCATTGACAGTGTAGGTTCCTGGTGTGATACCACGAATAGAAACTGTCTCCTCATTGATTTTAAAGATGCCTTGTGTACCATCTTGCTTCACATACTTATCAGAACTATGACCCAGATCATCTTGTTCCAGTGTCATGTTCATTGCCTTCTTACCAGAGAAGTACACAATATTATTGTTACTATCTTTTACCCATATGTCAACATCAATATTTCTTTCAGAGTCCCATTCCATCTGAATAACAAACTCAGCCTTTGTTGTAATGTCTTGCTCTGATTCATTGGGTTTCTTCGGCAACATTAGAAGGAGTGCAAGTAAAACAATAAAGACTAATAGTAGATTAAACAAAAAGTCCTTGAAGATAGAATCATTATTATGTGGATTATACATCATCTTGAGAATACTCAAGATTCATAAGTTGAACTCCCAATAGAACAGCACCTGTCAGTGCAGTGATAGTTGTCCATAATGCTGTACCAACGCCAAGAGAAATTGTAGATAGTGCCTTTGTAATTGTCTCTGATGCTTGTGGATTGATACCGGCAAAGGTTGGACCTAAGACAAACATAAGACCAATGATAGTACCTATAAGGCCAAGCGCAGCTAATTCGGAGCGAACGAACCATTCAAGTTTGACACTGACGTAGATATCTTCATGACAGTGCAAAAAAGTTTTGAACCCAATTGATAGTGATGTTAGTATATAGATTATGATAACACCAATTGAGATATAAGTCAAGTCAGAAGAAATAATCAAACTGAAAATTTCTTTTTGATATAAAAAGTATCCTGCTAAAATATTTAGTAATACGAATCCAATCCATCTATTGAAAGGTGTATAACTCATTACTTTTCCTATGCTGCAATTCTGCTATAATTATTCTGTTTTTCAAACTTAATTATATTTCTGAACTTGTCAACCATTACATCGCCTTTGTGACTAATAATAAAAGTATTTGTATCTGCAGTAAGACTATCTAGAATCTTGAAGAATTCTTCTGTGCCGTTACCATCCAGTGAACTATCAAACACTTCATCCATAATCAATAGGTTGGTGCTTACACTATTTCTTAGTTTCGCAATAGTACGCCATGTGAATAGAAGTGAAAGGTCAATACGCATTTTCTCACCTTCACTAAATGAGTCATAACTAAATTCATCACGATAACGGGATTTTATCTTTTCACTAAACGTCTCATCGAGCTCAAAATTTACAAAGAATCCTAGCTGCTGAAGGTAGTGATTGATTAGTTTATTCATCACGGGAACATACTGTTTAATGATCCGAGATTTAATACCACTATCTTTAAGCATTTCAGAACCGACTCTATACATAGTCTGCTCTTCACCAAGGTCTGTCTTTCTCTTCTGATATTCTTTTAACTCTTTATTTAGTTGTTCTATAGTGTCATCATCATCCTTGACTTCATTTACTTTGTCTGATAAGTCATTTATTTCACTATTGATAGAAGTGATAAATTCGTTATGAGAGAAAATATTACGGTTGTGGTCAGATAACTTTTCATTCAAGACCGTAATTTGTTTGTTAACTTCAAACATTTCTTCTAACTTTGTGAGTAGTTCAGTGTGTTTCTCTTCTAACTTTTGAATAGTCTCTTTAGCCTCACTCATTTTGACGCTGCGAGACTCTACCATCTGCTCTTTGAAGTGAATAGAGATATCCTGTTGACAAGTTGGGCAATTCTCATGATCTTCAAAAAATTTGATTTCCTTAGCAACTTTCTTCACTCGCTTTTCGAGCGTTTGGATTCCATGTACAATCTTTCCTTCTTTATCTTTAGTTGCGTCCTGATCTTGGATTCTGTCCTCCAGAGTTCTAATTTCGCTTTTAGTAGAGCGAAGTTGTGTTTCCTCTTCATCAATTCGTGCCTTATAGTCTTCAATTTGGAGTTTCTTTGCATCGATAGTTTTCCTATGGTTGATTACGATATTGTTTAAATGTTTCTTCTCCATATCAATCTTCTCTTGCGTAAGGTCAATCTGATATTGAATATCACGAATGTCACTACGATTTGTTTGTAATCTTTCTTTCAAAATATTATGCATAGTAGAGAAGATTTGCAAGTCTAGTAAATCTTCAATCACTTCTCGTCTTTGCAATGCTGATAGTTGCATGAAAGGCACAAATGTTGAAGAACCCAAAACTACAACTTGACTAAACGACTTATGATTCATCTTTAAGATATTCTTTTCTAAGAAATCCTGATAGTCACGAGCCGAGGCATTTTGTGGAATCAGTTTATCGTTCTGAAAAATCTCAAAGATTCCTGGTTTGATACCACGGCGAATCTTATAGTTGCTTTTTCCTGACTCAAACTCAATCTCAACTAACAAGCCACTTTCATTAATAGAATTTACCAATTGTGGTTTGTTAATTTTGCGAAAAGGTCTGCCATATAAAACAAACGACAATGCATCAAGAATAGTGCTTTTTCCAGCACCATTCTCACCTATAATCAGAGTTGTTTTATTTCTTGTTAAGTCAATTTCAGTAAAGGCATTTCCAGTACTAAGAATATTCTTGTACCGAATTTTATAAAATGTAATCAAAAAATTACTCCAATGTTAGAGCCTCAGCGTATAAATTATGAAATAGACCCTTGAGTTTCTTCTTACTCACAGCAGTTTCTATCTGGTCTACATATCCTTCAAGCATTTCTATAGTTGACTTTGCTTCATCTATTATATCTGATTCATCGCCCATGTCAAGATTTAAAAGGTCTTCTAATATCTGTAAATTTTGTACACCAGCAGATTCAATTCTGTCGGTAAACAAATCAAACAGATATGGATTGTTTTTATTCTTAACAATAAGTTTCACATATGTGCTTTCAAAAACTGAAAAATCAATATCGTCAAGACCTTCAATGGTCATGTTTGTATCATCATAGTTAAACTTATAAAACATCTGAAGAGGGTTAGGAATAAACTCTAGCTCTCGTGTTTCTGTATCATATATGTGGAAACCCTTCTGATCTTCAAAGTCACTCCATGTCATCTCATATGGACAACCTAGATATGAGATATTACCCTCGGTAGAACGATGATGAAAATGACCGGAGAATACTTGATCAAACTTTTTAAACTCTTCTCGGTCAAATCCACTATCACAGAACGCTCCACGGTGCATTTCAAACCCATTAAGTTCTAAGTGACCCATCATCACCTGACTCTTTGTATCTTTAAGTGCATCCCAACTCTCATTCCAATTGTCACTGCAAATCCATGGCATCATTAAAATATCAAGCCCATCGATATTAATCTCAGTTGGTTTATCAATTAGATTAATCTCATACTGACTTGTACCGTACAATTGATCAATAGCGTTAATATCAAGTTTACTACGAAAGTAAATATCATGATTGCCTATCAGACACCAAAACTTCATGCTACGTTCAGCAATGGGTTTGATAAGATCTTCGTGTAGTTGATTAGATGAAATATAATTGATATACTTACGACGGTCCACAATATCACCTAAGTGAATAATATGATCAATATTATGTTCATCGATATAGGGAAAAAATACCTCTCTCCAGAAACGTGAAAAGAATTTAGCAAATACTTGGTTGTCATTACGCGCACCAAAATGCGTATCAGTGACCAGTGCTACTTTCATTTAGTAAACCTCTTTTCTTCAAAGTCTTTAATGAATATAGAAGCATTCTCTGTTGCTCCCTCGCTTGACTTAATAAACTCTCTATCCTCTGTACTCAGAGCCGACTCTAGATTAAATAATTCAGTCTTTTTAAGTTTTGTATAAAGTGCCTTTTTTTCTTTTTCGATACGTCTTAAATAAGCAAAATAAACAATTTGTGTAAAATAAGCAAATGGATTATTAGATTTTTCTGGATTAAAGTTGGTTAAATACATGATGCAGTTCTCAATACCGTCACCGATCATTTCTTCTTTATGTGGATAATTAATAAAATTTGGTCTATTAGATAATTTATAAGCAATCTTCATAATACACTCTCCAATGTAATTAGGAGCACGTGGTCTTTGTTCACCTTGTCTTTCTGCCTCATCACAGAGAGCTTTATACTTTATCATCTCAGAGTAGAACTTCTTATTATCGACATAGTGTTCAGTTTTCTTTTTTCTCATACCTCCTCCTTAATGTTTTACATAAACATAACATATAATATTACATAACAGAGTCTACGTCAAGTAAAAAAAATTCTTGACACACCCTTGACAAACGGATATTATCTGTATGTTGACCATTAATGAATAGTTTCGGTATTAAGGCTTTTAAGTAAATTTAATACTACATTAGCAGTGTTTTCTGTTCTTACTGCTTCTTTTAGTCTATCAACTTCCTCATCTGTCTCTGCTATGTAATCATCATAATATTTTTTAATGTCCTCATCTACTAAGCCCACAGTCATAATAGAACTTATACCAAAGAAAAAACTCCTGGAACGAGACATACCATTGAACATTATAGTGAAATTAATTTGAGAATCTTCTAAATCTGCTATCACAGGATTCTTAATCATCATACCAAATTGTGTTGTGCTAATAATTTTACCAATAATAATTTGCCCATTGGCAAGAGAAAATATTCTGTATCGGTCTTGTACAACCTCATCAATGTCTTCTTGACTAATTTCATCTGACATATTATTCCTCCAAATCTATTTTATGAATTTTATAATCAAACTTTTCTTGATTATAAATCTTAACTCTTTCATATAAATGTTTTAGGGTAAAATTCAAGTTTTCTTTATATTTTAAATCATCACCAATGTCAAATAAAGTACATCTTTCTTTATTTTCACTAGTCCTTAACCCCCGACCAATAGACTGAAGATTTCTAATTTTACTTTTAGAAGGACTGGCAAAAATAATATTGTGTAAAGCTCGAATATTAATGCCAGTAGAAAAAGTACCATACGAGGCGATAATAATGGCATTGGTTTCTTTCTCTGTGATTTCTCTGACCGACTCTCTAGTCTCACCATCAGTTCCACCAAAGACAAAAAATACCTTACGATCTTTATTTGCTTTACTATTTATAAGATCATAAAGTATCTTTCCATGCTTCTCTACATATTGAAATAATATTAAAGTATTACCATTCAAAGATAGTGCTAAATTCTGGATGAACTTGTTTCTCTTCTCGTTACCAACAATGAAATCCATTTCGTCTTTATATTTTATCCTAGTGTGGTCTTTTCTTGTTTGTTCTGAATACTTCAGAAGTAAAATCTTAATCTTCAAATTTGCTAACTGTTCACTCTCCATAAGTTCTTTTGTTTTAATTAAAGACTTTACTGGACCAAACAAGCCTTCTAGTACCAACTGATTAGTCTGCGAACCATCCAGTGTGCCTGTAAAACCAAATCGATACTTAATATTCACCATCTTCTCTAAAATAGATGTAAGAGACTTTGCTTTGAAGGTATGTGCCTCATCGCCAATAACGACGCCAAACTGGTCGTAGAACGCTCTAGGCTGCTTGTGTATCGACTGCCATGTAGTGATGACTACCTTACTATCTATTTTTTTCTGCCAAGATTTATCTGTATCACCAGTAATTTTTAAGACTTCAAATGGTCCTTGATTATAGTCTTCAAAATCTTTAGCCAACTGTTGAACAAGAGATATTGTAGGCACGATAATCAATTTCTTGTGTGGATAAAATCTGGTCAGTAGGTATATGATAAGTGATTTACCAGATCCAGTCGGTGATAATAGCAATGCTCTATTTTTTCTCACCGCATTTACAAAACCATCTATTTGATAATCTCTAGGTATATGTTTTGTCTTTATGCTCTGTACAAACTGTCCACACTCAAATGCAGAAAACTCATTCTCTACATCTAGGTCATCTTGAATCTCTATAGTATAGTCTTTTAATCGTGCAAACTTTTTGACTTCACCAATCAAACCCTTGTAAATTCTCTGAGTGTTAACATTAAATAAACGTATCTTTCCATCCCACATACGTGATTTGTATGCTGGCATGTACTTATATCCTGGCACATAAAAAGAAAATCTATCGTATATTTCTCGTGCAATTCCACGATCACAATCGATACGAATATTTACCTCATTGTCTTTTTTAACAATTATATCACTCAGTAAATTTTTTCCATTCGATAGCGTTTCGTATGTTCCATTGTCTTCCATTTATCGCCTTCATAATTTCTTCTACGGTATCCACCATTTCTTGCTGGTATGATACACGGAGAGTGAGTTCAATCATCTCAGTGTCACCATCGACATAAGTATGTAGTAAAGTTTTAATGGGTGCGTTTCCGAGGTATTGTTCTCTACCAAAGTCTTTTAATTCTTCCTCAGTCATATGACCCAGATAGTAGTCACCGAGGTTTTTAGCTAGTTCTTTTTTCTTTATATCTAGTCTTCTTAACTTCTGTCTTTCTTTAGTCAAGATTCCTAACCATTTAGCGTGAAGGTTAGGAATCTTTAGACTTTCATTATCTAGTTCAGTATTGTCCATCTTTACATCTTCGGACCATAAGTTTATAATATTATCAATATTCATCATTTATCCTCATCTTGATCTAACATTTGCAATCTTTTGACGTTTTACATTATCGGCATTAATCTTCATCTTTTTCTTCTCAGCTTCCATCTTCTCTAGGTCTATCACTGTTTGAAATTTCATCCCCATATACATACCTAGAGCATATGAAATACCAATCAAACTAATAGAGAAAATTAGAGCTTGCCACATTTTGTTCTCCTATACAGTTTCTATCATATAATCCCTATACTTAAAAGTTGCTGTCGCTTCAAGATATTCAATATCCGATGCTGATGTTTCAAACTGTAACTCAGATAAAGACTCTGGAAACATTCCTCTAAACTTAACACGGATATTAGGATTATATTTACTACTTAAAATAATCAATGTACCATCAGATAAAACATCCTGATTAATACTAGCATTTTGAAATCTTCTATATTGATTGGAAGACTCGGGCGCACCTAAGCCAACTAACCAATTATATAATTCTAAAAAATTCTTCATGTCTTCGTCAACTCTAAATGTAACAGAAAAATCACCAAATGTCAACTTTTCTCCTGGTAGAGTATAATCTAAAACAGGATTTACTAACGTTGCCGCACCAGACAAAGAAATGGTTGGCAAAATTACTCTCTGTGAAAAGTAGGTCATCGTGGGTAGTCGATCCATCACTAGACGAAAACCAGTTTGACCTAACATATTTTTATTCGTTGGTTCTGACATAACACCTCCTAACATTCTATTTATATCAAAAAAAGAGGGGGGCAAATGCCCCCCTCCAGTTTCTTGTTGGGTTAGCCCCAATCTTATGATTACATAAGGTTTGAAACACCAACCAAACGATAGTAGATATTCTTTTTAGCGAAAGCAATTGCACCATCAGCATTTGATGTAGCGAATGGGTTAGCAACCATGCCATAACGAGTTTTAAACCCGATTTTTGGCTGGAATGTGTTTTCGCCAACGGCACGAACCATCTGTAGTGGAACGTATGGGCAGTAGAAGATACCAGCATCAAAGGCACTTGAACCTTTGTAACCTAGTGTAAAGTACTGCTTGCCTGAAGCAGAAGCAAAGTATGGGTCGATGTAAACACGGATACGACCGTTTAGGACACCAGCAAAGGTGTTACCTGTGTCATCAACCTGTAGGTTGTTGCTGAGAGCAGGTGTGTAATCTAGAACACCAGCCATCTGAAGAGCAGAAGCAACGTCTGAAGAACAGATCATTACGTTACCCTTACCGCGACGAGTTGCTTTAGCAATAGCATTTGCTTCACGCTCGATTTGGAAAATCATGCCTTTGAAACGCTCAACACTCCAACGACCATTAGCATCAACATCTAGGTCGAAAGTACCAGCAGTTGTTACGTTGTCTTGTGCGCCAGCGGTGGCGGTATAGTTGACTGTACGAACAACTTCACGGTTGATTTCAGAAAGGATTTCAGTTGAGAGAATGTTTGATAGTTCTGTCTCAGCATCAAGACCATGGATTGCTTTTAGGTCTTGTGCTAGTTCCATTGTGTACTCTGCTTTTAGAGCACGTGAAACTGCTGTAACAGAAACTTTCTCGACTGAGAATGCCATTTCTTGGAATGCGTTTTGTGAGTCATCACCGAGTGCTTCTGCTTCGGCGCGCGTCATACCAGTTGCGACTGAATAACCTGAACCAGAGGCACGGGCTGTTGGATCGCTACCTGCTTGACCAGTACCGGCACCAGCATCAATTGCTTGAATAGAAGCAGTGTTACCAGCGGCAGATGCTGAGAAATCAGTATCGGCTTCGTTAAATAGTGCTTCTGTACCAGCCTGACCTGTGAAACGTGAACGCATTGCAAAAATAAGACCAGTTGGACCAGTCATTGGCTGGACACCAGCGATATCATATGCAATCATGTTAGGCATGGAACGACGAACTAGTGAGATAAGAACTGGATCAAACATATCGACTGAACCATCACCAGCACTAGAGGAAGATGCACCCATTGCGTTAGTTGGTGCTGCTTCGCCTAGTAGTGAAGGCATATGATATCCACCAGAACCATAAGCTGCTTCTTTAGCGGCTTTCTCTTGATTTTCGAGTAGAGTGGCAGTAACAGAACGACGATGTGCGTCTTTGATCTCTGGGAGATCATTATGTTCAAGAACTGGTTGCCACTTCTTGATTAGATCTTCGGTAAGCATAGATAATACTCCTTTTTTACCCTTGTTATAGTTATTTATAATAATTATTTCTTGACAGTTCTAGAAATTGCGCTCATATACTGTGCCATCTCACCTGTAACTCTTGGTGAAGTTGCTTCTTCTTCAAGAGGCTCATCTTCATCAAAAATAGTCTCAGTTGTTTGTTCTTCATCTGAGTTGAAATAGTTCTCTTTTAGCATTGCAACTTTCTCAGCAAAGTCATCAACTGAAATAAAATCTACACCCTCAGAAAGACTCTTCATCTTTTCAACCTGTAGGTCTGTAAGTCCTTCTGAAAGTTCAGAAATGACTGTAGTTTTGTGTAGTTCTTCGATTTGTTCTGAAAGTTCAATATTCTTTTTCAATTCTTTATTAAGCTCTTCTTCCAAAGACTCTTTTTCATCATAAAGGTCTGATAGAACATCGACTTTTTCTTCTGGCATTTCAATATAACTCTCTTCAAAGAGTTTCTTTAAACCGCCCATAAACTCTTCAGCAATCTCTGTACGAATACCGTTTTCGACTGCAATACGATTATCTGTTAACCACTGCTCAACAACATAGTCAAGATAACTGTCCAACTTATCAGTCATTTCACTATGTGCTTCTTCAATCTCAAGAGTCTTTTGGACTTCAGCGATTTCAGCCATTTCTTCAAGTTGTTCATTGATTTTAGAAAGGACTGCTGCTTCAAAGATCATTGTTGCTTTTTCTTTAAACTGTTCGGATAAGTCTTCGTCACCAAACAGTGCAGCAACATCGTCTGAAAAGTCGATGTCTTCTTTCTTCACTTTATCTTTTTCTTTTTTGGCATGAGCCATTTCTTTATGAATACCTTCTTTGGCATGATCCATTTCACTATGATAACCGTCCATCATTTTACCATACATGGCATTGATCTTGCTCTTAGGTTCTTTGCTCATCATGCCAACCATGGCACTAATCATGCCAATTTTTGTCATGGGTTTTAAATCGCCCTGAGTTTTACTACCAGGAACTGGTTTAGCCTTAACAGCAGTTGGCTCTGGAACCTCTGAGGGATCGCCAGTTGCCTTGAACTCTTGAAGGTCTTCTTCAGTTTCTTCAACTGCATCTTCAAGGATATCTTCTTCAAGGACTTCTTGATTTTCATCTGACATAATACGCTCCTTTAAAGTTTTGTAACAACTATTTATATTAAAGCAATTTTAAGAACTTATTGAAAACTCTCAACTTAGCTTCTTCCAAATCTTCTTTGCTTACTGTTTTAATTTCTTTTTGAGACTGTTCAACAAACTGCTCAATCCACTTACCACCATCAAGAATCCACTCAACACCTTCCATAATCCCCTCTACAAAAGCATCTGGGGCTGATGGATCAGCAACAATATCAGCAGCAGTAGCAAGATAAAAGTCGTCTTGTACCTGGTTAACACCATTTTTAGCTTTTAGACTTCCCATACCTCTAGATGATACACCAAGTGATGCACCTTCTTTAATGAGATTTTTAACGATGTTTCCGTAAGGTGAATCCATAATTTTTGCTTTACCAATGAAGTTATCACCCTCTTTAGTAAGCGATTTAATCATATGAGACACACGCTCAAGATTAATTGTTGGTCCCTGTGGATGACCAAGTTCACCAAAAGCACGATTCTTTTCAACATACTCTTTATTATAGCGCGCAACTTCACGCTCCAATACGTTTGTTGGATAGATACGCCCATTACGATTCTTCTGATTTGCTTGCATAAAAACACCTTCGATGAAGAATTCTTTCTCTCCATCTGCATTTGCTTCAGAGATATATTCGAGCGTTTCATATACTTCGGTGATTAGTTTCATATTACTCTCCTGATGCCTTATGCATCTTTACGATAATAGTTCCTGTACCACCACTTAAAGTGCAATTTAAATTAGCAGTTAAATCACCTTGAGATACTTCTAATTTAATACCATTAGCTTGATAATCATGATGGCCATTACCAGCAAGTTCTACCATGGTGTTGGCACCTCTTTTCACAGTCCAACGCTGACTTGCTGCTACACTCCACATAATTTCTGAAATTCTCATTTCAGATACAGTTTCACCAGCGGAATTTGCTGCTGGTAAGGTAGCATGATTTAATTTAAAACCATCAGTTTCTGTTGCGCGTAGTACGACATAACCACCTGGTTTACCTGATTTAGTTGTAATAGGCATTATGAATGCTCCCTAGCAAATGTAAGCATCTGTTCATAAGAATCCACACCTTCATGCATTCTAATTAACATAAGGTCACGATTCTCTTCAGTCAAGTCTTCTAAAACAATATTAAATACATCAGCATCGTCATCACTTACATCAACGACTTCACCATCTACTAGTTCTAATGCGCCTTCTTTAACCAGTTTGCCCTTTGTTGCCACATCTGTAAGAATTTTAGCCGCAACTTTAGGATTTTTCATTACCTTCACTTTTAGATCTTTTGGCAATCTAGACATGAATGTATCAACATATTTTTCAACCGCTTCCATGTCTTTAGGAGATAATGCCTCATCAAGTTCGACTTCTTCCTTGACAGTTCCTGCTTTCATATCGCCCTGTGACTTATCACCTTTACGAGTAGGGGTCTTGCCAATTTTATCACGGAACTGAGCAAACTTAGTATCACCTGTTGTTCCTTGCTTGACGGGTTTGTCCTCACCATCAGCATTGTCTGTTGTAGCACCTTTTTGTTCGACTGAATCTTTATCGGACTTGAACTGATTATCACCAGCAACTGGATGAGCAAGTGTCATCGCAGTGTGAAGGTCAACAAACTCTTGTTCTCCATCAGCAATATCGTCGATATCATCCACTTCAGGGACGTACTCATCAGCATCCGCTTCTTTGATTACTCTAATATTTTTATAGCTCTTCATCGTCTGTCTCTTCTGGTTGATCTGGTGAAAACAAAGTTGAAGCGATGCTTGTCTTTTCAACGTCGATTCGGTCATTCACTTTTTGATACAAAATATCTGATACGGTATCTCTGAATTTACTTGCTTCATTATCACGAAAATGCATCATAGCATCAGATAATTTACTTTCAATGTCCATTTTACAGTCTCCTTACGGTTTTATTTATAAAAAATGTTATATGAAAAATGGTAATTTATAGTCAGTGCCATTTATATTAACTACCAAGTGACCATCAGGGTTCGCAACAACAGCATCTTCTGGTGCGGTGCCTCCTAATGATTGTGTTACTACAGACGTATTTCCAGAATACGCAGTCATCTGACCAGATGAAACACCTGCAGAGTTATTTGCTACTGCTGCCATATATGGAATTTTATAGTCAACACCATTCACATTAATGGTAATATGACCTATTGGATTAGCGACGACTGCATCTTCTGTTGACATAGAGCCAAGAGATTGCACCACACCAGCAGTTGCTGTGTTTCCGCTATTAATTGTTACAACATGAGACGTTACTGCATCGGTAAATGTGAGATTACCGCTGCCATCGGTCTTCATAATCTGACCAGCAGAACCATCTGTATGTGGGAAAGAATATGCGCTGTTCACAGACAGCGTTGAAGGATTAGAACCAATTTCTAATACGGCAGAACTATTTGAAGTATATAATCTTTTATCAGGTATATTTAAGGCTAATTCACCAGTTGACAAGTTACTAGTAGTCGGTAGATTTCCAGATACACTTGTCCTTTTAATTTTAATAACAGATGCCATAATAATAACTCCTATCTAGGAAATAAGGAAGAGCAGAGGATTTCTCCCCTGCTTCCTATTCAAAGTCTATATAGACTTTACTCAATATTTATTTATAAGATTTTTTAACTTGCGTCATTATCGGTAGCGGTATCAGTTTCAAAATTAGCACCATAACCTTCATTAAATCCACTAGGAATAGCACTAGGATGGAAGAATGTAGTATCTTTCTGACCACTTCTAGTATTGATGAATGTTTCACCGTCACTAGCGGCACCATGTGTTGCTGCAAACCACCAATATTTTGTTGTATCTAGATTTGTGAACGTAGCGTCAGATGAATTAGTATTTGCATATGTTCCATCTTTGTGGACAAATACTTTACCGTTATCTAAGTCAACAGCAAAACCAAATACTACAGGTGTATCCAACTGAAAAGATCCATCATGACCATTGTTTGCATTTTTAGGCACGAAGAAAAATGTTGATGTATTAGATGTAGGAGCATTATATGTTGCTCCATTTACCTGGACAGTATTATCAATACTAAATCCAATACCAGGAACTGATGAACCACCAGGAACAAAGTTAGTAATTTGATTTCCTGCACTACCTCCATCAAATGCACTTGATGTATCAGAACTAGATGAAGACATCAATCCTAAATTAAGTGTGGACTGATTGCCTTGATGTCTATAGAAGGTATTAGTCTCTACACGTACTTCAAAATAAAATTTACCAGAAATTTCTGAAGCTGAACCATGCGCGGACATGGACGCCCCAAGTCTTGGAATACCAGAAACACCTGCTCTTTTTGCAAATCTCTGTCTATTGTTTACGCCACCACCGTCGCTAGTATTACCAACAGAATAGTTACTATGAAGAAAGAAACCTCCAGTTCCATAAAAACCACCATCTCTAGTGGCAAAAGAACTTATAATAAATGCGTTTGTATTTGCTACTGCGTCATTGAATGTTGTGGCGCTCACTCTAGAATTCCACTCACTACCACCTACAAATGAGGTAGCATTTGCATAAAAAGCAACAGAAGTTACAACTTTTTGGTCTAATTGTCTGTCACCAAATTCGCCTGATGTTTTTTGTAATGCTTGTGCTCCATCAAATAGAGTGAAGACAGAAGACGAATTAGCACTATGCAAACGTTGGTCTGCGGTATTAATAGCTAATTCGCCTTCCTCCAATGAAGATGGAACAGCACCAGGAGTAGAAGATCTCTTTAGTTTAATTATAGATGCCATAATTGTCTCCTAATTAAAATGAACCACCATCAGCGAGTGCTGCTTCAGCGGCAATAAATGCATTGGTATTTGCTAATACTGCATTAAATGTAGCAGCACTTACCTTTTGTGTCAAGAGACTATTATCAACAACTGAGTTTGCAAACCCAGTAACACTAGTGACAACTAAAGAATCTGGTGTCAAGTCTTCGACTGCTGTTTGTCCTACTGATACGGCTTTTACACCACCAGTATGGACTTGGAATACAGCAGTACTATTCGCAGAATATAATTTTTGATCCGCTGTGTTAATCGCAATTTCACCTTCTGAAATTTGAGAAGTTGTTGGAATTGCGCCAACTGTGCTAGACCGTTTTAGTTTAATAACAGATGCCATAGTCAACCCCCTTTCTAAATTCTACATAGATTGTTGGGGGGATAAACCCCCCAACACTTAGTTATCGTAGATTAGAAAGAACCACCGTCAATGTTGGCATCCAACTGTGCAAGGGCATAACCTGTACCAGTTGTGTCAACTGTAACTGTTGGGTCTGCCTGAAGACCAGAGAATACCTTAAAGATACCGTCTGATGCATCGCGGAAGATACCAGCATACTTAGCAGTTGAACCTTCGTCGTAGAGGGCATAGAAACCAGTATCAACAACATCTGTCTGGTTGTTAGAAGCCAACTTGATTAGTGGGTCCATAACTTCTAGAGTTGTTGTTGAGATGTAGGTTACTTCACCTTCAACGGTTAGGTTACCATCGATATGTGTGTTACCAGAAACTAGCAAGTTTGTGCTAACTGACATACGACCTGTATGTGCATGATGACCATTTGACTCTGGATTTGCCTTAGTCATGAAGTCACCGCTAAGTGATGTGCTCAAGTTATTAATACGAGTGTTAGTGTTTGCTAACTGTGCTTTAATAAATGAGTTAGTATTAGCCAAGTTGCTTGCTTGTTTTGCTTCTTGTGTATCTAAGGCACTCTGAGTGTTCGTATTCAACAAACGAATTGCTGTATTGGTAGCAGTCAAGTTAGTATTAACAA